CGGTTTATGGCTGGCCTGCGGGAACACGGGCGGAAGTTCGGATTCTCCCTTACTGTTGAACCGCCTAGCTTCGAATTTGAGCGCATTGAGTTTTGCCAATCGCGCCCCGTGTGTGTCGATGGTGAGTGGATTATGGTGCGGAACCCGTGGATTTGCACTAGCAAGGACACGTGTATGAAACACCCTGATGTCTCCCGGATGGAACTCAGCTACCGTACCTGGCTTCACCAGGTCGGTAACTGTGGTTTGGCGCTTTGTGGTGGGGTTCCTGTCTTACAGGAATTCTACCTTTCCTGCCTCCGTGCTGGTGTAGCTGGGCGAACCCCTGACTCTGCCGACTTTAACCGGTCTGGCTTGGCATGGGCGTCGAAGGGCATGAGCCGCAGTGCCCTAGCGGTGACAGAGTCCACCAGGTATAGCTTTTGGCTGGCCTGGGGCATGACACCTGACTACCAGCGAGCATTAGAAGAGGAGTGGAAGTGCTGGAAGTTCGGAGGCGTGCGGCAGGATCAAAATCTTGACAGGATTTTGGCCAACCCCATCACCGTTGTCGTTTGATATGACCATGTCGAAGAAGAAGACCAAGTCTCCTAACAAGCAGAAGAAGCAGAAAACTAGGATGCCAAGACAACTCACTGCTGGGTTTGATGAGGCTGCCAAATCATGGGCCAGGTTGTTGGCCGACCCGTGTAACGCTCCCCTCGCCCATGCTTGCTACCCCACCACTGCCGGTGGCATGCTTCAGCGTTATGAGTTTGATTTTCTCGTGAGCACTAGTGGCACTAGCACTGCTGGTGGCCTTATCTTTACTCCGGGGAGTCCATCCACTGTCGGAACTTCCTCTGTTGGGGCTGTTCAGTACATTGATGCTGCCAGTGACGGCATTGGGGTCCCCTGGAGTGTGGCCAATGGCTCCCAGCCTGGTGTTCTCAATTTCGGGACCATGTCCGGTGTTCGTGCCGTAGCGGCATGTGCACAGATCATGTGGCCCGGTAGCGAGTTGACCAG